AGCAATGAAAATTACCGATGGATTTTCCGAACATACCTCGGAAACTGACTTATCATTATAAGCAGGATCCGATATTAAATGTTTACAAGTAGGAAAGCCGTACTCCACAGCTTTTCCCACCATTCCGTATCCTATAATTCCTATAGAGATACTTGAATAGTTATTATTATATTTCATATCTGTACCCCTTATTATTCCAAATTATTTAGTTTTTTTATGAGAATATTTTGTTACGCTTATTTTGATAACTTTTATAAAATACTACAATTTCTTATTTCCTCTAGATTATTATCTCCTATGGCTTCTTCACAGTAAGTTAAAAGATCCATTAATCTATAATTATCAAGCAATCTGTCCCCGCTATTATTGAGAGCCTGTATAAACTTATACTTAGAATTAATAGGTATATTATCGTAAATATCAAAAGCAGAACCAAACTGCTCTATAAGGGTTACTGCTCTTTTAGGCCCTATTCCAGGTATACCAGGAACATTATCACCAGAGTCACCGCAAAGGCACTTGAAACTAATATAGCTATCGATGCTAACGTCGTAGTGTTCGGACCAGGTGTCATATGTTACCTCCTTTCTTGTTACATAGCTGAATCTCGATACTTTAGGATTAATAAGTAAATCCCAATCCTTATCAGAGGATATCAGCCAAATCTTTTTATTAGATATTTTAGTAATATAAGCAGCTATATCGTCCGCCTCTACTCCTTTAAATCTAAATACGTCATAGTGATCTTTTAGTAACTCTATAGTATCTTCAAAATCACTAATAAAGTCTTTGAATTCCTCTGCTTCTTCTTCTGTTTGTTTTTCATACTTAGCTTTACGATTACCTTTATACTCTGGTAATATATCTTTTCTGTAAGTTGAAGAACCTTTATCAGAAGTAATTATTACGTTACTTGCTTTGTATGAATGTGCTAAGGATTGTATTGTTCTAAGATAATCCTCTGCGAAATGTCTTTTCTTTTGATGCTTATATCTAAATGCAAGGTTGAGAGCATCTACTACCATTATGGTATTCTCATCTCCTGCTGTTAATTCTTTAAAACTCTTTGCCATACCCAATCATCCTTTTTTCTATCGGTTAAATAATCCTCTAATTTTGCCAGATAAAATCCCTCTGAAAAATAAAGATACCTATAATCATTAATTGGTTCTTCTAAAAAAGCGCAAAACCATTTACTTCTATCAAATTTAAAAACTAATAGAGGGTGCTCAGCCCCGTTTTCTTCTTGTTCTCTTAATGTTTGATCCCACCATTCTTGTACTTGAGGATATTTACCTGTTAGTAACTTGCTGGTAAGATGGTCATCTTTATAGTGCTTTACTTCTACCGAATATTTATTAAGCTCTTTAGGAATGTAAACATCCCCTTTTAGTCCATGTTTTGCATCTAGCGCGCCTGATAAAGGTATTCGCTCCCAGTTCCAGCCTGTGTACTTCCTTAGAACTACACAGACTGCTGATTCTGCTCTTGATCCTTTTGCTTTGCTTTTATTTGTCGAGGGCATCTAACTGCTCCTGTTCTATTACTTTAGGTGACCGCCAAGTTCCATTCTCTATTTGATTATGTGTATCAATTATTGCTTCAGAAGGGGCTGCTCCTGTAGCTACAAAGATTCTCTCTCCATTTACAAATAAATACGATATAGGAAACTGAGTTGGCTCCCAAGTTAGTTGTTTAGCACTTTTCTTATGTTCATTATAGTTAACTTTAATAAACTTCCAGTTTGGTAACCCCTTCTCAATTTTCTCTAGCTCAGGGGTGAAATGCTCACATACAGGACAATTATCTTTATGCCACATAACGTGCAATAAAGGAGCAGTGCCTATAAATTCAACTGCTTTATCCGCTTTTACTTCCTTCATGTTTCTAACCTCGATATATCTTTTATCTTAATCACATTAATTTTAGATAATAAAGGATGTGTATAGCCATGAGATACTAAGAAGGTATTTAATTCTACTTCTTTCAACAGTGTTTCTATTAGCTTCTCTCTTCCCTGATCATCTAATACATTAATCACTTCGTCCAAGAATAACATATTGATTTTAGACTTAGATAGGGTAGCCATTAGCTTTCTAATCGCTAATAGAGTAGCTGTATTAACTCTTGCTAGTTCTCCGGAACTTAAAGCAAGTATTTGAATAGTATCGCCATTATCAGATATTACAACATTAAGTTTATCATTAGTTACTTCAAAAGTTAATTGGAATCTTCCATCAGATAGTTCAGATAGATAAATATTAGCAATTTCTTCTAAGTCTTTTACTAGATTTTCGATTTTATACGCAACTAGACCATTAGTACTAAAGGATTTCTTTAATACTTCCAAGTTAGCAGACTCATTAACTATATTTTTTAGTTGAGATTGTTTTTTATCCAGATTTTCTTTAAACTCTTTTATCTGATTAGTCAGATACTCTAATTCTGTGTTAAATTTAGTAGCCTCTCTATTTTCTCTTTCAATTTTACTAATTTCTGCTTGTAGTGAAGAAATACTGTGTTGAAGTCCATTTATTTGCCCCTGTATATTTTGTTCATCCTCTATTTCTATAGGTAAGTCACTATCAATAAGAGTAGAAAGCCTCTCAAATTCTCTAATTGTATTTTTATGCTCTGAGTAGTTTTGGTTCTCTCGTCTTATTTTAAGAATTTTATCGCTAAGACTGTTAATTTCTGTCATTTTCCCATTCAGGGCTAAGTTAGCTTCAGCTTCTAATTCTGCTTTGAAACCTGCTTCTATATCTTGTAAACAAGTTGGACACTTTAGCTTACCTTGTAAAGCATTTAGCTTATGTATAGTAGCTTTTGCAGCCGTTCTCTCAGCAGTAAGGGAACCTATTTTAGCATTAACTTTTTCTGGGTCTTCTGGTTTTTGTATTACTTTGGTCAAATCAGCAGCATCAATTTTACTTAACAGTTCTTTATATTGCTCATTTTGTGCTATAGATCTATTAGTTGCATGAAGATTCTTCATCCTAAGTTGTAGACTCGACAGCTCCTCTATTTCTTCTGTTGAAACCTTCGGAAGCTCCTTTATAGACTGCTTCGTACTAGAGGTTATCTTATGGAGATTTAGCCAGTGTTCTATATTGTTTATTTCACCTTTAATTCCATTTAGTTGATCTTGGACTTCTTTGTGCGCTACTTTAAATGTGTCAAAGTATTTAATATAGTTATCTAGATTAAGTAAGTCTATTAAAAACTTCTTCCTATTAGTATCCGTAGCAGTTAGAAACTGTAGAGAGTTGGTAGTGCTTTGGTATACTAGTTGAGAAAAGGTTTTGAAGTCTAATCCCAATATTTGCTCTAGTGTTTTAAAGGTTCCTGTTGCGGTATGAGAAGATATATCTGTCCCATCCATTAATAGCTTAATTTTTAATGAGGCGGATCTGTTTACATCAATTGTATACTCACTTCCATCCGTAGAAAAATCTAAGGCTATACTGTAATATTTGGCACCATTATGCCTATTTATTATATCAGTTTTCTTTATGCCTTTAGAATTTTTATTGAATAGAGCTTCTTCCACAAGAAGGGGTATGGAACTTTTACCCGCACCATTTGTCCCAACCAATTGGGTGAGTATATCAGATTCTAGATTAAGCACATTATCTGTTCCATAGCTGAAGCAATTACTCCATCGTAGTTCTTTAAGTATAATCATTAAATACTCCTATTACTTCTTTAGTTTTTTTATCATTTAATCCTAATATATACTGTAAATATTCGGATAACTCCTCCTCTATAGTCATGCCTTTAGTTAGTATTAAGGCAGCTTCGGATTTGCGTTTTACTAATTTTTTATCTAGTAATTCCATATCTCCGTCTACTTTGGCTAGTTCTGTTAAATCACCTTCTAACTCATATATAGTATGGTTATAATGGGTTCTTTTCATTTGTTCAGTAGAGGCTACAGTTTGTCTAATTAGCTGAGGTAGCTTCAACTTCATGAATGAATAATTAACCGTATCATTATCAAATAATAAAACACCAGTATCTACTGGGTTACGATGAAAAGAAGTAGTAACCGGACTACCAGGATACACAATATTTCTTTGAGAGTTTTCATGTGAATGTAAGTCTCCGGCTATTACTATTTTCCAACGATCTAGTTTTTCCAAATCAATTTCAGGAGTCACGTGTGGTGGAATCTCACCCCTAACGTGTGTGAATAATATATCCCCCGAAAAGTCTTTAGGGTTAAATTCCTTTAACTTATTGTAAGGAATAAAATCCATATTCTCTATTTTATAGTAATCATCTATAATAGTTACATTACTATTAACAGCAGTAGTAACTTCTTTTAGATTACTAAAGAAAGTTGTAGTCTTTTTTAAGGCTTCATGATTTCCTGGATATATAATTGTGGGTATAGTAACGTTTTTAATAAATTGGAAGTATAAGCTTAGCTCATCTAAGTTAGGTAGTCTATCGAATAGATCTCCCCCGATAATGTGTAAGTCTACTTGTTTTTCCAATTTGTATATTTCTTTAAATAATAACTCGTATCTATTTATTGCCCAATTTTTAGGCACATTTTTTTGACCGAGTTTTAAGTGCCAATCAGCACTGAATAGTATTTTCATAAACTATTTTTCTCCAAATAAAAAAGTCCACAAAGAGTTACCTATGTGGACTTATTATTAATCCTTAAAGAAGTTCTTGAACTTCTTCAGCTACTTCAGCGGGTATGCTTGAATCATTACCACCTTCTAATATGTTTTGCTCGATGAAAGTCTTTTGATCTTCTGAGCTAGGGCGACGAACAATTTCATCGATAGGCTTTAAGCCTTTTAACACTTCTCTTTCTGTATCATTTAAAGCACGCTCTTTACATTTTAGTACTTGTAATTGGTACTCTACATTGAAAGGCAAAGGGCCTGTTTTAACTTTCTTAAAACGAACATCCCAACCAGTATCTATATCAGTTGGATCGCCTAAGTCTTCTGCTGCAGTAAGGATCTGCTCAAATAATTTCTTCTTAAGATTTAAAATCTTTAGTTTACCATCATCTACTACTTGTACTGCATATGCCCAAGAGCACTTTAAATCCTTAAAGTAGTGTTGAACCCAGTCTTTCTCAAGGTTCGCAAATCTTTCTTGTTCTCTGTCGAATGCTAAACATTCCATAGGAATACGCTTATTATCAAGAGTAGTAGTCCAATAAACATAACGAGGTAGAATATCTCCTACCATGCGAATTGTATTATCTCCTTCGTTATATGTGTATGCTTCTGCTGATGATTTCTTTGCTTTTCCTGTAACATTCTTAAATTTTATTGCCATTTATTGTTCCTCTAGTTTGAAGTGTATTTTTTCGTCCTTTACGTGTAATAAAGGATTTTGTTTTATTTTGTTTAGCTCCATATGATTATAATGAACATATAATGTGGAGTCCCCAGTCATATCGTAATCTACATAACGCCTATAACTGGCTAATCCAACATACTCTGCCATATGCCTCATAGAAGCACCTGTCTCATTCTTAAGAAGTAGTTGTGGGTTTAGTAGATAGCTGTCTCCTGTCAAATCGCTGCTGTAGAAAATATCTTTTCTTTTATCACTTGAGTGACACGTTAGATTGTAAGTTAGCCTAGCTACCATCAGTATTATATTTTTCGGGCTACCATTAGCCAAGCTGGTCATGATCTCCCAGTTGTAAAATATCACTGAAACTTCTCCTAAATTTGAATATATATTATACTAAAAATTAACCTTTTTGTCAAGAATAATTTTTCACCGTGTATCCCTCCTGTAAATAAACTGCCATACGTGATCTGGCTTGATTAGATGCCGTTTTTCCTTTAAGCTTAATATCCACAATAACGGGGGTAAGCTTGCCCTCTTTTTCTCTTACTACTCTTCCTATTAATTGTATAAGAAGTGGTT